AGGACGATATCGTATTCGTAGGTGTTCACCCACTCTCCCCCAAGAACTTCTAAGACAATCTGTTCTCCTAAGAAGCCCGCGATACTTCCGTTACCTTTGATGATAGAGTTACGCAGCAGGCCCATCTCACTGTTTTTCTCACGAGCCTTCAAAAACATATCATCTGTTATCTTTACTGGAATCATTGTCTTCCTTTTCTTTCTTCTGAACCCACTCCTTGTAACAAGGATGATGGGGGTGGGGATAGAACTGAACCCAGCCATCCCCCCGCTTCCATGCGAGGGGTGGCTTTTTCTTTGTCTTCTTCATCTGAATTGTGGACCTTCCATCCACGCAACCAGTGAATATCTCTTTCCTTTGGTTACAGGAGTTACCCTGTGAGCAAGAAAAGATGGAAACACAATACTACTACCCCGATGACGAAGCAAGCTTGCTGACGGTCCCTGCGAACCTCTTGCAAATTCAAGATCACCACCCTCGTAGTCGGCACTGTCAGATAGCTGTATACTCATCGAAAGTTTTCTATGGTACGGACTTGAGTCCACCCAGTTTATATCTCCGTGCCAGTCATACATCCCTTCGTTTGATCCCTCATACTCAGTAAATTGTATTTCGGGAATGAAGGCTATGTCAAAGCCGTAGTTAGCCCTGTTTGCTTGCTGGAACAGGAGAGTCACCTCATCAAAGAGAGGCTTCCAACGCGGCTCCGGATACAACCAACGAACATTGCATCGTCTTGAGTTTGTTTTTTTCTCGCCTGTTGTCGCCTTTTCTGCGGGCACCTCTAAAGCCATGCGAATAACGTCGTCACAGACTTCTTCTGTCCACATCGATTGGGCGAATTCGATAAGTCTATTTATCTGTCTTCTCCCTCTTTCCCGACAGATACTTGGGAGGTTCCTTCACTTCAAAGAACCACCCGAATATCTTGTCTAGTAGTATTGACAGCCGCTCCATTAGGCAGCATTGAGATCGACGACTTCACACACACCCGCAGTACACGCCAGTTCACGTGATCCGGATGTGTTGTCTTCTTTCTCATACTCTGATAGCGCAGTCCAGTCAATAGTTAAACTGCCCCGCTCATGCTGCCACTCCAAGTAATCATCGACTTCGATGTCTTGGTAGGGTGCTTGCTGATACGTATGATCCGAATGCGGCAGGAAGGACACGCCCGATGCCACGTCGAAGTTCTCATACACCCACGCACCTACGTCCATCCACTCGTCTTCCTTGACTGTGATGGTCACAGACGGCTTGTGTTCACACCAGTGAACGGCGTACGTCTTCCACAATTCAAGCTGATCTATCGCTGTCATCTGTGTCCGTGTGACGGCACCCTCCGGCGACTTCATGGCAAATGAGAAGACAGTTGTCGATTCCGGCTTCATCACACACGCTTCGCTGTAGACGCCCTGCTCCTTGAGGAACTGCGTCAGAGGGTCTTTGTTGTCGCCGCGCACTGTACGAATGTAATAGTCGTTGTGCCGTGCGTGGATGCCACTAGCGGCGTCTACGAGTTGAGACACAGTGCCCGATGGCTTGACACAAGTGATGGCAGCGGACTGTGGGATTCCAAGCATCTTTGCATACTTGCGATTCGTATCTACGGCGACTTGCTTCATCTCTTCGAGCCAGCGAGGGGAATCGACGGTCTTCGATAAAATTGAGTGATCCATGATACCAGTCAAGGATACGCCCAAGAGGCGTTCTTCTTCTGTGTTGTCCCGCCATACTTTCCTCAGATATTTGAAATCGGTTAGGGTTGACTGTAGGGTGCCCAAGATTGTAGCGAGGCGTACCTTGCGCTTTAGGCTCTCCAGTGTGTCGCTTTCGCGTACAACAACCTCTGACAGGTTGCAAAATTGATAGGGACGCAGGATGATCTCAGAGCAGGGGTTAGTGCCGAACTGGATGAAGGATTCATCAGTGCGGTGAGGGTGAACTGCGTAGTGACTGTCGGTATCATCAAGCAGAGGTCTGTCGTGAACTTTACGACGACCGTTCCGCGCAGCTTGCTTCACCGCAGCTTGACGGTTGAACAGCCCACGTTCTCCGGACTTAGACTCGTATAAAGATACCCACTCACGCATAAACGTACCCATCTCCGGCTTGCCCTTGTAGGCCACAGAGTTGTTGGCAAGGGCGCGTTGCCCTTCGTTCTCCCACCATGCACCGGACTTGGCATGGGCCATCTGATCATCGTTGAGGTTCGACAGGGAGATCAGTGCGGAACGACGTACGCCACCCACGACCACAATCTCGCCCACCTTGCACATCAAGTCGTGGCATTCGATAGGAAACAGACGACGCCCCTGTGCCTTCTTGAAGAGGGCTACAGTGAACTGAAACAGATCATCTAGGGGTCCGGGACCGGATGCCCTGCCGCCCATTGTCTTGAGCCGCGCACCGGACGGACGGACAGCAGACAAGTCCCACTGCGGAATCTGACCAGCGTAAAGCAGTGCGATAAGTTCCCGCAAAGACTTGGCCCATCCCGGCTTAGAGTCTCCTACCTTAATCACTGTGTCTGTCTCGTGCATAGCGTCACTGATTACAGGAAGCTTATCTACGTTCTCCCGCTCCACAGAGAAGCCTACACCCGTGCCACACATAAGAATGTACATGCACTCATCGAACGAACGAGGGCTATCCACAGGGATGTAACTACAGTTGTACCCGCAGATATTATCCCTTGCGAGAGCCGGACCAGCAGTCATCATACCCCGCATAGACGGCATAATTTCTTGGCTTATGATTGCGTCACGAATGTCTGTTATGTCGTCCGCCGACATGTCAAACCGATGCTTGCCCTTTACTTGATAGATCATAAACTTCAAGTAGCGTTCGACAGTCTCATCCCAATTCTCACGCCGATCTTCTTCGTCGATCCAACGCGCATAGCGGGACTTGTGTATAAACTGTTGGTAGGGGGTGGGTAGCATATTATTCATCAGTCGTCTCCTCAATAAGTTTGTCCAAGTACCATCTCGCTTTCTCTAAGTCTTCGACACCGTTCTTGTATCGATAGCGCCACAGGTACTTAATGATGTTGCCTTGCAGGTAATGTCCGTATCCGTCGTCTGTTGCAGCGCGGATAGCGTCTATACACTCAATCCCTGCTTGATTGTAGTGCGGCGGTGAATTCACCATGTCTGCTTTAGACTTACCAAACAGGTCTATCTGCTGGTTGTAGTATGTGTCTAGAAGCTTATCTTCGTCGGGCTTAAACGCATTTCTCTGTAGGGATTCCATAGCAGCCTTCTTCATAAATTCCTCGTGTCTCATCTGTTGTCTCCGTCGCCTTGCAGCTTACCAGTGGTTTTACGAGACTTCAACTTATACATGTTCATCTCTGCAATCTGCTGCAAAGAAAAGCCTAGATCATCTGCTAGGGCGGCGCAATACCAAAGGACGTCACCTATTTCTTTCGCTATCTCGCCCTTGAACAGTGAGTCGTCGCGTCCGTCGCGATAAACCTTCTTCACCTTGTCTGCCACCTCGCCCGCCTCGCCAGCTAGACCTAGTGTAGGGTAGGTGATCTTCATGTCTTCGGGATAGATGGCAAACTCACGAGCCTGCATCTGATAGTTGTTAAGGGTCCAGTTTTCTTTGATCATTGTAGTTTTCCGAAGGTTACTTTTACAATGTTTGAATCGGGTAGGTGTTCGACAGTAGCCTCTTCATCTGCCTCTTCTATCATGCTCTGCTTAGTTGCTTGAAAGGTAAGACGGGCCATACCAGCGTTCATGATTCTGTCGAAGTCATTCTCCATCAGTTCCATGATACCCGCCAGCACGACAGCACCGGCAGGAACGTACTCATCGTCTTCCTCTTCTTCGGTGGTATCATAGGCTGTCATCTTGAGACTGCCTTCTTCTTCAGCATCCCGTATGACGACATAATACCTGCTAGGAAGTAGACTGGCCTTCTCGACTATTGCTTCAAAATCTTCATCGTTGTCATTCATCTTTGTACCACTCCTCTGGGATTGATCCTTCCGCCCACTTGAATCCGTGTCGGTCAGCCCAAGCACCGTATGTTGTTTTGCTGCCCTTGTATATCTTATTCTTTGCATTCAAGAACACTATGCGGATATCGTGATCCGGGTACTGTTCTTTGATTAACTGCATCTTAACCCTGTCACCCTTGTCGAAGTAACCCTTCACTTCAATAAACATCTTCTGATCCGGAAGATAGAAGTCGGGCGTGTAGGTGCGCGGCTTGGGTATGTAGGCAAGCTTTACACTTTCATACTCGTAGGGGATGCTACGTCTCTTCAAAGACCTAGCAACGCCCAACTCAAAGTTAGACCGGAACCCTGCCTTCCCTGCTGATGACTTTCTCATAGACGCATTCCTATTGATCCCAGCCGTCTTAGAACGTACCCCGCGACCTTTGGGGACAGTTCTTCTAGGCAACTCATTACGTCTGTCAGCGGCTTCAGAGGGACGCATATGTTAACTCCGGATTGTGATAACCTACTTACTGTTTGTATTTCAGTCTCGACGTTCACAATATCCCGCTTGTCTGTGTCAGACGATAGGTTGCCGGACTCTGTGAAGTCGTTCAAAAGAGTCAAGGGAAGACCCCTACTGTCTTGACGAATACGCACGACTTTCCTGCCGCCCCCCACCTTCTTGTGGGATTCGATGTACAGGTGATACATGCTTTCGTTTAGTTCTAGTAGTTCTTCCGAATAGTCACGGATAAATACAAATGGCACATTACATCTCCGTTTTCTTGAGACGTGTGTACCAAACTTTAGGTGGGTTCTTAGCAGCCGACGTCACCTTAGAGTGCAGTTCAGCATTCGGCCAACAGTGATGCCGGAAGCCGCACAGGTTGCACTCTTTTGCCAGCACCTTATTCCCCGTGCGTATCACCTCACCCTTTCGCTTGTACGTTTCAAACGTATCGGGGAAGGGCTTAAAAGGTTTGACACTTGGGCCTGTCAAAAGTTTGACACGTCTCTTGGCTTCCTCTAGGTATTCTTCTTTATCTTCTTGGCACCAGTCCGGGACATCAACACAGGCGACTTCACCACTCGACTTGTTTACGACTATCCAGCCACCGAAGGGCATACCCGTCGCTTCTGCGTACAGAAAGCCCTGCATAACATATCCGAATGGATCATCCTTCTTTATCCCCTCGTAGCCTTCGAAACCAGTGAACTTGGACTTGTATGCGTAGTCACTTGCCGACTTGATATCCCATACCTTCTCAACGCCCGACTCATCCCGAATGATTACGTCGAGTGTTCCGTTTATCGTCACCCCGTCGAGGTCAAGGCTAACAGGACGCTGATAGTCCACGATGTCTACGCCAGCCTCTTTCATAATCAGCATGACGATAGCTTCGGTTATGTCACCGAACAGAAATCTAAAAAGAGTATTGTAGGACATGGTTTCTTCCACGCCCTGCTTATCTAGTATTTGCTGGCACACAGGTCTTCCAAGACCCGACATGCGTATGCGCCACTTCCTCTTCTCACGAGACAGTTGATCCGCAGTGGCAGCACGGCAGTCCTCTGCAAACTCTTCAAGAACTGACGGGGGAACAGAAGTGTCCCCCCGCAGCGCCTTAGACATGAAGTCTTGGATACTAAGCAGCGTTAGCATCACCAAACTCCGCAGCAAGATCAACGTCACTATCAGATACCATTGTCTTCACTGCTTCACGATGCTCGTTCATAACTGTATCGTTATGACCCTTGACCGTATCAGCGAACAGGCCGAATAGGTCTTTGTCATCGTCAGAGATGCTCACTGTTTCGCCCATCTGTGCGACAGGGGTCCAGTAGGTAACGCTTCCCTTTTTGTTCTTCATGGTCGATAGCTTCATCTCGACTTGCGCCATAAGCTTATTCTTTTTGGTAAGCCCATCGATAAAGTCAGAGATTGGCTTGAAGCCCGAACGCTTGAAGTATGCAATCATAGGTTCGTTCTCCATAGCCACGACATTGCCGTCAGCATTTTTGAATTCGCCAGTGATGCGTCCGTAGATAACTTGGTTACATACTACAGCACGAGAATTGATGTACGCAGGATCATCCTTATCCAGTCCGTTCTCTTCGTCGCGTGTCAAGCGGCCACACTTATTGCCACCTGCACTGTCGGGGAACTGCCCCCCGAATGAAGTCTTCTGAACTGACTTGGCGGAGAATCCACCCCTGCCCTCGTTCATCTCAGCATCCCACAGGCTGTATTCAAACGTACGCAGCAAGGGACGCACTACGACGTCATCTGCGTAAATCATCTCACCATTGTGGAATATCTTCCACGTTCCACGGACAAGGGATCGACCATCGTCCGTTTCCGTATCATAGTTAATTCCTAGTCGGGGAAGCCCGACACGTTCTTGAACAGCACCCTGCCCAGTCATCTCCATCAACGACTCTACTTCGTCATTCCGGAAAGCTTTGGCCATAGCGCCGAAGTCATCAAGTTCCATAAGTTCTGTCCCAGTCATGTTTCCTAAACTCCTTTTCATGAGGGGTGGTAGATTGATCTTAGCCATATACAACATCTAAGTCAAGCCAGTTTTTTCCTGCTTTGATTTCTATCCCAACAGGCATGTCGTACCCTATACCATATCTTCTCATTGTTTCAAAGGGAAGAGACAGCATAGCGTGTTTCATTAAGTCTACACAAATGTCAATTTCATCCGGATGAGCATCCATGACAATCGAATCGTGTACTGTATTACATATGACACTCTCAATGCCGGAGTCACGCACAGCCTTCTCCAGTGACACCAGTGCGATGGGTAGAAGGTCAGCAGTCGCAAATCCCTGCACAGGATAGTTGCAGATCGACGTCCTATGCGTAGCTGTACCGTACTTCGTCCAACGAGCGTCGGGGAAGGCGTACTGTCGCCCCGAAGGTAGGGTGATGACCCTTTTCTCGACAGCCTCTCTCTGCAAGTCCTCGTGCCATTCTGTGACCTGTTCATACTTTTCCTTGAATGCACGGTAGTAGTTCTGTTGATCCGGGGTGCCGGTGGTGCCGCCATACAGGGGCTTGAAGGTGTGCGCCTTAGCATCTTGTCGAGAACAGCCGATGATAGAAGCAGTGTAGTTGTGTACGTCTGTGCCATCTTTGACGTCAGCGTACGCCTGTTCATCCTTGGCAAGGAAGCCAGCTACCCTAAACTCTAGCTGCGAGTAGTCTCCCTCAATAATCTGTCCACCGTCAAAACGACTCTCGACCACCTTGCGGATTTCGAAAGTGTTGCCTCGTGGCATATTTTGGAAGTTCGGATTGCGAGACGAAAGGCGACCCGTCGCCGTAACACACTGCATGAATTCCGGATGGATGAACCCGTGATCATCGACATTGTTTTTCATACCCTCTACAAAAGTGTTAAGGTAGGTGCGTAAAGCATTGTATCTTATGTACTTCTCAGCAAACAGTCGCGCATCACCTGACAGGCTGCTCGACATTTCTTCAAGTGTTTCCTTGTCAGTGCGGAAGCCAGCGGACGCAACGTCACGCACATTTCGTGGTATGATCTTGAACCCTGCCACTTCACTGGTTGGCCTATAGATCAAACCAGCGCCACCACACGCCTTACAGATACGCGGTGCCTTACTAGGAGTGCCATCCTTGTTGACAAGACGAACACGCCCATGACCCAAGCATCCGGCACATCTCTCTGCTTCGGTCTTGTACAGGACTTCTGTGTTCATCGACACGTTGGCCCTAAACTCCTTGCCGGACATGCGCGGCCTTTGCTTGGGTTTCATAGTAGCACCCCGCTGTTCCATGCCAAGATTGAACAGACGCTTCCACACATTCTTGTCTTTTACTTTACGAGAGTACAAAAGCTTCGACCTGTCGTCGGGACTGGTCAAGCTGACAGGTGTGTCACCCATAGCTTCCTGCGCCATGCCCTGTAGTTCACCCTCTAAGATCAACAGTTCTTGTCGATACTGATCCTCAATCTCCTCTAGGGTATCCAAGTTTATTCGTAGTCCGTTCCGTTCGATACGGGACAGGACGTCTGTCATTTCAAGCGACAGCTTCAGTGTCTCTAGCAGGCTCACTGCAAATCTCCTCAAAGGTTGTGCCAAAGGCTTCTAACTGTTTTAGGGCTATCTCTTCTGTAGCCATGACATCAGCGATGCCATACTCTTTTACTATCTCCCACGGGATGTCGTAAAACGTGTCTCCCTTCTCAAGATACGGCGATACAAGGTCTTTCTCCTTTTTGGTAACGTCATACTTTTCTGCAAGAGCAGCAAGTCCAAGAGGCCAACGCCGCGCCTTGGCAAGTATATATTCGCCCACCATCGTATCATAGACTTTACCATCGTAAACAAAACCGCACTCCCTTGCCCATGTCAAATCAAACTTGATGTTGTGGCCTACCAGTAAGTCAGCGTGATTCAGTGCCAGTTGAAATCCTTCCGCAGCAGCGGGAGTCTTTGGCTCTGTCGCATGATAGTA